CTCTTTTCTTTATTGATTTAAAATCTCTTCTAAATCCTCTATGTGCATTCCCATAAACAAAAACTTCGTTATAGAAATCAAATATTGACTTACTTCTTCTAAGGTCAATTATTTGATAATCCCCACTATCATTAATTAGTATATCATTTTGTATAGAACTATCATTATCTGGAATAACCTTGAAAGTTCCATTTTCTTCAATAATAGTCATATCCTTCTTCTCAAGAATCGCCCTAATTGCAGAATACAAATCTACTCCTCTGAAATTAGGGGCTAAGTAATACGGGTAGTCATTTTGAGTAATGCTAAAAGTAATATCATTTTCTTCTAGTATTTCATTTACTAAATCCTCCGCTTCTAAACCAACAGAAACAGTAGTGCCTATACATACTCTATCAGGATTAATTTTTATTTCTTCAAAGGAATTTACGGTGAATGGCTCGCTTACAGAAACGACTCCCTTCAAAAACATTCTTTCTGAAAGAACAAGACTAGAGGCAGAAGCATCAGTATCACTAGAAACAGTTATTTTTTTGCCTCTATCCCCATCGCTAAAATATAGAGAGTATTCTCCCTGTGGTAAAATACTGGTAAAGAAATTAGAAGGGTTTTTCAAAACAATACCAGTATCGGCAGATTGGCTATCGGTATCAACCGCAACAAACATAGAGAGTATTCCTTCATCCTCAGTAAAATTAGCAATTCCTAACTCAGCCCCTTCCCTATAAAAATAACTACTGTTTAAATCATACACTTTATTTTCATTATGTATTTTTGTGTATTTAGAAGATAGCGTATTTAAATAGATTCTATCGGGGAAGAAATCATACATACAGACTTCATTTGGTTGTAAAACCCTATATCCCGTTGAAACATTTAGGACTTTATCTGTTAATATGTGATGAGTTGCCATTGTGGTTTTATCAACCTCATGAGAAATAACATAGATTAAATCTTCGGGAGTTACATCATTCATTCTTCTTGATTGTGTTTCAGTGCTGACCTTATTACTACCAAAGATACCAAAACTAGGAGTGCTAAGAGTAACAGTTTCTCCATCAATACCAGTTCCCTTTTCAGGAACAAGATAACAACCAGTTAAATCAATATGCCTCATCCACATATTTGTTGTTGAAGTATCTATTGTGTGTTTTATTATGTTGCCATTTGAGGATAGGATATTGCTGTTGTTGAGCGAACTACCAATAAATAATCTAGGTTTAAAAACCATATATGCCCCATCTACATTATATGGTCTCGCAGTAGGAGCACTAGCAGAAGTAGCATCAATATTTTTTGCATCCTTGTAATGGAAATTTGAATCACTTTCAAGGGTAAATAGTTTTCTTGTAGTATTTACAGTAATTATATCCTTACCTTTTAACACTTGAGTAGTAGAGCCTTTTTCTAAAAGGTGGTCTCCGCTATCTTCAATACTAAATCTATCTAATGCCACTCCGATAAACCCGCCATAATTTGCTGCTGCGATAACGGCAGTTGATAAGGAAGTAAAAGGTCTAAAATCAGAAGCCTGAGAAATGTGTGTAACTTCTGTGTTGCTAAAAGAGTAAGGCAAGGAAATTTCAGTATCAGTAGGAATAGTCAAAGCCGCATTTCCATTAGCCGTATATCCACTATCTCCACTATCTCCACCATAAGAAGTATTAGGAATAACTACTGATTTCAATGGATTCAAGGCATTAGCATCTAAATTATGAAAACTATTATTCTTATTTCTACTATGCGGAACAATACTATTAGCCTCGACCTTCATTAAATTGCTAGGAAGGCTACCATTTTGGGTTTTTCTACTGCTAATTAAAGTATATTGTGTTGCTGAATCAACAGTAGAAATTATACCTACAAACTGCCCATTATCAGCATCGTATAATGCATCAGTAGCACTAAGGGCAGTTTGGCTATCATCAAATGTAACTATTTCGTTATTAGTACCAGAAAAGGAATTTACCGAACCGCCACCTACAAGGGTAGTATATGTGAATCCCTTTAAATCAACTACTGACCCACCCCCAAGATTACTCTCTATTCTTCTAGGAACTGGTTTTTCAGGATTAACCTGATTAAAAAAAGCATCAAAACACACTTCTGTTAATCTCATCATACCGAATCTCTTGAGTGAAGATAAGTCCTGTGTAGAATCATGTGAAATAGTTTGAAAATTAGAATCTCTCAGTCTTAACCTATTTCCTCCCTCAACTTCTGAATCTTTAATTTTATTATTTTCAATAGCAAATAAATTGTAATCTGCGAATGATTTATCACTTCTCATCAAACTATCTGTTCTTTGAGAAGAATAAGGCATCAAATCACTTGTTATATACAAAAATAATCTTAGCGCAGACTCATCTCCATTAACATATCTACCTAGAACTTCTGATGCCTTATCACCCATTACAAGATGCTCGTCATTATCTTTATGTATTCTTACATTATTTGCGTTAGAACCAAACGGGCTAGTATTCCCTCTCAAGTCCAAAGGCATAGTTCTATAAGCAGAATCTGTCTTATCAAATTCATTAATGTTATTAGTTCCAGCATTGGGTTTAAATTGATAGCACTGCCCTAAGTAATTTAGTAGAGACTTATTATTATAAAACTTAGAAAAATTCTTCATAGTATCTTTATTTGAATCAAAGTTTCCATTTATCATTCCGTGTATTCTATATAACATCTGCCCATATTTAGTATTAAAATCACCAGTTCCATAATCGCCATTATCTACATTAAGTGGTATTAACCCCTTTATATTGATATTTGCGCTTTTAGTTGGGTGAGGAACACAAACCATTTTTCCTCCCCAAAGGTGCTCTCCATTTACAAATGCTAACTCTACAACAGGCTTACTGGCAGTATATATTTTTTCATTAAAAGCAAAAGTGTGTATAGTCCTGTCTAAATAGACTTCCATACTATCAGCAGCACCAGTAGCACCAGCAGTTGTAATCAATACTTGCACTACCTTTCCGATAAAGGTATAATTACTACCTGCGAACAGAGAATCCCCTATTTTTAAATTGTAAGCAGAAGAAGAGGTAGTAACAAAGGCAGTTTGGCCTGCTGACCCCGCACTTGAAACTGTCGCTACTTCTGTAAAAGTATATTCAGAAGTATCAAAATGATATTCTGTTTTTCTTCCAAGTGTAACAGGAATATAAGGGGCAAGTTCTATTTCTGTAAAGTTGTCTTTTTTAGTTGTGCTAATTACTTCAAAGTCTATCAATGAATTAACGGTTTCAAAACTAGCGGCATTTGATGACCCGAATTCATCGTGAAGTCTTGTTTGAAACGCCCTATCATTTGTAGTAATTGAATTAGGATTATTGATAGCATAACCTATTGCACTAGCATTAGCGTGAGAACTTGTATTTACTAAACTTCCATCTTCTGCCCCTGCCGTTGTTATTTTATTGCCACTGGTAAAGATTATTCCTTTATCAGCAGAACCAGTTAGAGAAGTTGTAGAAGTTGTAGCAGTGTGCGAAGTTCCTAGTGCCTTATTCAATATATAATTTCTATCAGTCTCCACATATATTTTTTCGCTAGTAGCCTTTGTTATAGCGGGAGTAAAGGTAATTGTTTTAGGGTCTGCACTTGTAACATTTAGAACTTTTCCTATATACCCATTAGCGGTAAATAAGTGGTCTCCCTCCACTGGTAAATTAGTAAAATCACTACCATCAACGCCAGTAGCGAGACTGGTAGCCCCTAAAGCAATTGTTTCATTACTACCATAAATCTGCCCTAATTTATTATACGGACTTATTGAGGAATATACAACATCCTCCGTAAATAGAGCATCTTTGTCAATAGTAGCCGAAAGGAGTTTATTGAATCTATCCCTTCCTTCTATTTCAATTATACTCTGTTGTTGGATTTTCTTATTGGTAATTTGCTCAATCTCTCCATCAAACCTCTCAACAAATATAGAAAACTCCTCATTAGCATAATCTAACGGATTACCTGAATATGAATCAAAGTCTGTGCTCAAAGTCAAAAGAGATTTAGTTGCATCAGTAGCAGTAACAGAAGCAAAAATATCTGATAGGTTCTTAGAATTAAAAGAAACAAATAGTTTAGAAAACCTAGAGTTAATCAAACTCATATCAACTAATAGAGTTTTATCTGTGGCGTTGTATGCTTTTCTATATATTATATCTCCAACAGTCGGAGTTAAAGAACTACTTGTAAATATGCCTTCTGTTTGACTCCTTTTTTCTGCTCTTACAGTAATAGTTTGTGTTCCCGATGAAAAACTTCCAATCGCACTAATAATGAGTATTTTATCACTTAGTTTGATTTCATCTCCCACATTCAAGAAAGAACTTAAATCTAAATCAGTATTGAAACGATATTGATTAGTTGTAACGATGGAATCATACTTTGCATCCAAAGCAATCCAATCATCCATATTACCTCTAAATAAGAAATGTCTAACTCTATACCTAGTAAAAGGTTCTATTTTCTTATCCATAATCCTAGCATTATCTATAATAGAAGTTTCAGAAAAACCGCCCTTTCCATTAATAGCATCAGTATTATTATGTGAATAAACTGCATATGCAAAATTAGCCTTTAAAGGAGAATAATTGTAGTGTGCATATCTTTTAGGGCCTCTTGAAACAAAGTTGCTTCTTGGAATAACTAAATCATCACTGTCTCTTCTAGCGTTTGGAAATGATAATTCATAATCATTAGTATCTTCTGTTAAGCCCGTTACTCCTTCATTAGTAGTAGTGCTAGTATTATCTAAACTTCTTAAAGCGTCTTTCATTTCTACAACAAGATTGAATTTACTATAATCCTTTATTCTGTGAATTCTTCTGTTAGCAGTAAGGTTAGCATTACTTGTATTACCAGAAGCAGACCTTGTTCTGAATACTAAATTTCTCCTATTGCCTGATGGACTAGCCGTATATCCTACACTAAATCCAGCCCCAGTATTGCCACCATTTTGCATAAGGTAGTATTTTGTATCGTGGTCTAATTCATCTTCTTTATCTAACTCAGAATTAAAAAAATAAAATAGTGGTCTTGATACAACCAAATTTGCCTTTAAATCTGCCTTTATTCCTGCTGAAACTGCAATCGTTGGAAAAATTTTCAAATTACCTGTAAATATTATAAATTTACTACCTTCTGGTATTTCCTTTCCTAGTCTCGGCTCAAACTCAAAAGCGTCTCCCGCAGAATCTTCAGAAATAACTTCTGTAATTCTAGCAAAATGATGTTGCGAATGGTCGTCAGAGTGAACCAAAACATAATAATTGTGAGTATCAAAATTAGTAGGATTAAACTGTATTCCCGTAGAGGTGTGGGAATCATAACATTTTATTCTAAAGCCCTTAGTATTTGCTAAATTTTCATTGCTCGTTGAACTACCTGAAAAATATTCAAATGAAAGAGAACCCGAATCATCAGCCATTATTGCTGAAAATATTCTATCATCGCTATTTGTAAAATCGGTAGATACAATCTTAGGATTTGTAGGGGCATCAATCCTATTATCCATACTTAGCGTCATAGGTCTATCTCCTCAAATCTCAAGTATAATAATAAGTCGTCAAATGTAGGTAGTAAATTGTATTTACCGATAAAATCCTTTGCCCTGCCTTCGCTAATAGCAAGTTCATGTATTTCTCCCATAAATTGTTTATTTGTAACTGCTGAATTTTGCCCCGTAGTTACAGTAGTCGTGCTTTGGGCTATAACAAAATCTTCTCTATCAAAAGAAAATGTAGCCGTTTGAGTATGGGTTCCTGTTTTTACCAAATTACCATTATAATAAATACTCAATTCCTTTTCATCATTAGCCCAAGAACATGCGATGTGATGCAAATCATTGATATAAAGAGGCTCTTGTATCGCTCTTAAGAATAGAGTATTATCGGGAGAAGATGTAGAAATCGTAACAGATGGAGTATCAACTAAAGTAACATTACTCCCAACTATGGTATTTATTTTTCCTAAAGAAATAAACTTGTTTCCACTCCTGATGAATACTTCCTGCTTACTACCTTGAAAGAGATACCCAGTGAAATTTACTGTTAGAACTTTACCAGAGACTCCTGTAATTTCAGTTACTGGCTCAAACTCATATAGCCCATCTTCATTAAATCCGTAAATATCTGATGAAACAGAATATTTGTATTTGGAAAACTTATTTGCTGATATAACAACAGGAGTCGTAAATTCTTCTATTGCTGCCGAACCTAATTTTAACCCTACCTTTATTTTATACTGGGCAGGCTGATTTTCATTATGTAAGGTATCATTCACAAGACTAACTTGAAAATCTGTGCTATGAAATAATCTCATTTCATGAGTCAATCTATCGGTGCTAGATAAATATAATTCACTTTCAAAATTACTACCAGTTCCAGCAGCATTTACTGCGGGCATTATCTTTACACTACTAGAAGAAGTATTTGTTGAACTTCCAGTTAAACTCCCACCCGAAGGTATTCTATTATACCCACCAGAAGAAGTTGTTCCATATCCATTAATATCATAGGGAGTTATAATAGCCTCAAAAGTAAAATCCCCTTCATGCGCCCAAAGTCCGTAAGGAATATCATCTGTGGTATCGTCATTATCTCCACTATCTACAATATTCTCATTATAAGGTATTACCGCACAGGCATTACACATTACAGGGAAAACCAATGAACGCTGATTTCCAGTGAATATAGAATATGACATGATAACACCTACTGACTTCTTGGTAATACATTTGCAACTGTAAAACTCATCTGAAAGGCAACCTCAACAGTTTCTGCCTCTAAAGTATAACTAAAGTTATCAACATACCCCCTTAATCCTTGAGAAGTTGAACTTGTTGGAAAATCAAGAGCAATAGGAACGCCAGTATTATCTAATTCTCCACTTGAACCCCTCGCTCTAAATGTTAATGGTATAAGAGTGGAAGAAGTCCTAGCGTCATAATTTTCATCAACAAGAGAATCAGTTAATACTACCAATTCATCAATTGCTTGATATTTAGCCCTACCACTAGCATCCACACCCGAAGCAATCATCTGTGCTATTTCCATAGCATGAAAAGTAAGTTCTTCCACATTATCACTACTATCCTTTGTGTGGCTTCTTTTGAGTTTATCATTTACAATGAATCCTTGAATGTCTATCTTTTTGTTAGAATTACCAATATCAAGTGCATAAGTTACTGATTCACCTGTTCCAAAACCACTAAACGGAACATCAAAAGAAGGAATCCCCTTTTGCACAGACACACCTATGGAAGTCGCTCTTAAAGGAATAGTATCAACAGTAATATCTGTTCCAGTATAGTTTTGCAACTTCAAATAAACATAAAACTCTCTTGACATTATTATCA